CAAGGAGCCAATGATCTCACTGATGTGTTAAAAAGTCCCACGGTGTGGACTGGCAAAAGCGGAATCAACAGTCTTGATGGACTGTTGAGTAATCCAGCAGCACAAAATTTAACACAACAAGATTTAATGGGCAAAGGACTGTCAGTGGCCAGCCAGTTTGGACTGCCGATCAAAGAATTAACTGCCAAGGATCAGGGCGGTCTAGCAGCAGTGTTCAGCAAAGATTCAGCAGAAGGAGTAGACTGGATTCGCGGACAACTACCAGCTGACAAGCAAGCTGACTTTGACAAACGTTTTGCTGATGCCAAATTTGCTATTGGCAGTGCTGATGAAAAATTCAATGATGCAATGTTACAAGAAGCGCCACCAGGAGAAGCCACAGATACAGTGAATCGAGAAACATTGACTGCGGCACTGGGAAGAGTGTTTGGAAATGACAAAATCCCTGCTATAGATTACAACGGTCCTCCGCGGCCACCACCGACTCTGTTTGCTGAGAACAAGCGATTGAACTATTTGGCCAAGGAACAACAAGTCAAACTGGCTGACTTAGGTGGCAAAGAAGCCACTGCCAGCACTGCTGATGCGCTGATTGCACAATATGAATCTATTCGCAAATACTTAGACAAATTGGCCAAAGATTATGCATCCTTGCAAAAAGATGTAGCCGGAAAACCCTATACTGAATTCATTGCTCAAGTAAACGCCGGCGCGGCCTTGGTCCTGGCACTGATTGACGACATAAGAACATTGTATCTACCCAACTTGCGCAGAACCAGGGGTGGATAACCCATAAATATTGTTATGACCACATTTATCGGCTTCAACACCATCAATCAAAACAAGAAATTCACTCTGACTGATTTTGCATTGATTCAACGGGACCTGTTGAATGCATTCAACATTCGTCAAGGTGAGTTGCCTGGCCGTCCTGGATATGGCACAGTGATTTATGATTTTTTGTTTGAAAATCAACTGGAACAACTGCAACAGGAAATCAGAGCTGAAATACAACGTGTGTGTGGTGGCGATCCTAGAATATTACTGAGTGACATACAGGTATTTCCTCAGGAAAATGGCGTAATGATACAAATTGCCATCACCATAGTCAACACTACCAATGCCGAAATACTCAGCATATTCTTTGATCAACAACAACGCAATGCCAGTTACGTATAACTGCGCCGTTTTTATTATCAATAAATAAAGCACGGACGAGAAAAACAATGGCCACAACCACAAGACAAACAGCGATATTTGGTGTAGAAGATTGGAAACAGATCTATCAAACCTATCGCGAAGCCGATTTTCAAAGCTATGACTTTGAAACACTGCGCAAAAGTTTCATTGATTACCTGCGTTTGTACTATCCTGAAACATTCAATGACTACATTGAATCTTCAGAATTTATTGCCTTGTTGGACGTTATGGCATTTATGGGCCAAGCACTGGCCTTTCGTACAGATTTAAACACTCGTGAAAACTACATTGACACAGCTGAACGACGCGATTCTGTTGTGCGTCTTGCTAACCTTGTGAGCTACACAGCCAAGCGCAACACAGCCGCTGAAGGTTTTCTCAAAGTATTCAATGTGTCTACCACTGAAAACGTGGTGGACTACAACGGCGTAAACCTGAGCAATGTCACAGTTAACTGGGCTGATCCCACCAACAACGACTGGCAAGAACAGTTTACCGCCATTGTCAACGCTTCATTGGTAGACAGTCAAAAAGTAGGGCGTCCGGGCAATCGTCAAACCATCTTAGGTGTGAGAACTGACGAATACGCAATCAATTTTGTACCTGGCTTCTTGCCCGTAATTCCTTATTCAGCCACAATAGACAATGTAAACATGCCATTTGAAGCCATGACTTCAACCGCTGTGGGACGTGATTATGTGTACGAACCAGCGCCCACTCCCAACACAGTGTTCAACATGCTGTTTAGAAATGATCAGCTGGGCTTTCAATCGGCCAACACAGGATATTTCTTTTTGTTCAAACAAGGTGTATTGCAGAATCAAGATTTCAACTTGGCCGAACGTGTGGCCAACCGCACTGTGGACATCAACATAGAAGGTGTCAATAATGAAGACCGTTGGTTGTTTCAGCTGGACAATGTTGGCAACATCAACAGACAATGGCAATATGTGGACAATGTGTACACAGCAGCCGCACAACGAGACAATGCATTGCAACCAGTGTACTCAGTTACAAGCCGAGCCAATGATCAAATCACCATGGTGTTTGGTGATGGTGTATTCTCAGAAATTCCTGTGGGCATCTTCCGTGCCTATGTTCGCGCTTCAAACGGGTTGCAATACATCATCAATCCTGAAGAAATGCAAAACATTGTGTTGCCCATCAGCTATACCGATCGCAATGGCAACTTGCAAACTATCACATTCACTTGTGGTATCACACGTCCCGTGTCAAACAGTCAGGCACGTGAACCCATTGGGGAAATCAAACAACGTGCTCCTGCACGTTACTATACACAGAACCGCATGGTCAACGGCGAAGATTACAACCTGTTTCCATACACTGCTTATAACTCAATTATCAAATCTAAAGCCCTGAATCGTGCGTCAATTGGTACCAGTCGTTACCTTGACCTTGTGGACAACACTGGCAAATATTCCAGCACAAACACATTCTCAAGTGATGGTGGCATATGGCGTCAAAATATTCTACCTACCATTTTGTTTTCCTGGACCAACCGCAACGACATTGCGGATGTTATTACCAATCAAGTTCAACCAGCCCTGATTGGCCCCACAGTCAAACAGTTTTACTACGAAAACTTTCCAAGAATTACCGCCACTACTACTCCCACAAATATAACGTGGTTGAGTGGATACACTTGGAATCAAAGTACCACCATGGCCAATGAAACCACTGGCTATTTTAGAAATACCACAACCAGTGCTACCTGGCCCAATGGCACACCAATTCCCATTGGTGTAAACACTACCACAATGTTTCAGTATGTGATACCAGGAGCATTGATTAAATTTGTGCCTCCCACCGGCTATTACTTTGACCGCAACAACCGACTGGTACAAGGCACACCCATGCGAGCAGATGAACGCATGGAAATTTGGGCCAGTCCACAACTCATCATAGGAGATGGATACAATGGCGGTCTTGGCAATTTAACTTCGGGTGCAGGACCAGTCACAATTAACAACTTTGTGCCCACTGGTGCCATTGTTGACACTATTATTCCGTTGTTTGTGACAGATCTGCCCAACTCAGTGGAACAAGCCGTAACTGATCAAATCTTGTTGAATCGTAATTTTGGTCTGGGCTACGACAACAATGGTGATATAACTGGAACACCTTACACCTGGTATATCATAACCAGCACTAATCTTGACGCATATTCTCAAAGCAATACTGCTACCTGGAGTCAGCAATATGCTGGCAATACTTCCGGAGCAAATCTTGATGCGTCTTGGATGATACAATTTGTGGTGCAAAATCAAAACTACACTATCACATTCCGTGGATTGAGTTATAACTTTGGATCTGTGTTACAAACACGTTTCTTCTTTTACGAAGACCAACTGGTATACGACAGTCGCACAGGCACAATCATCAAGGACTTTGTCAATGTGCTGGCAGTAAACACACAACCCAACAGCACACAGCCACTGCCTGGCGATATCTATACCACCATAATTGGGCAACCTGTGGAAAGTGATGGTTATGTTGATGACTTCCAGGTGCTGATAAGTTATCGCGATTCAGACAATGACGGCGTGCCAGACAATCCTGACTTCTTCGACGAGATTGTGGGACCAGCTTCACCTTCAGGACCTTTTGTGTTCCTACAACAAACAGTGGACTTTGACAATTTGCAACGTTACTTGTTGGCAGAACCGGGCGTTGTGAACTATGACTATGCCACACTGGATGACATTGAACTGGCCAAAACTGAGTGGACCCCAGGACAAGTTTTTTATGCCTACACTGATCAGGCATTTTATCAACTCAGTATTTCAGTCACAGGTGTGAGAACCATTATCGCAGTGTCAGGATGGATTGCCAGAACTGGACGTCAAGCATTGTATTTCCAATATCGTCACAACTCACCACTCACAAATAGAATTGATCCAGGCACAACCAACATCATTGACCTGTATGTTGTAACCCTGAGCTATTACACTGCTTATCAAAATTGGTTGCGAGACACCACTGGCACTGTGCTACAACCAAACTTGCCTACAATTGATGAATTAACTACAGAATACCAAAACTTACAAGATTACAAAATGATCTCAGACAACATCATTGTGAACCCTGTGATATTCAAACCACTGTTTGGGCCCAAGGCAGCACAACAGTTACGAGCCACAATCAAAGTAATTCGTGCTCAAAATAGCACGGCCAGCACCAGTGAAATCAAAAGCTCAGTACTGGCCGAAATGAACGCATACTTCAGCATTGACAAATGGAATTTTGGTGACACATTCTATTTCTCAGAGCTGGCAGCATACCTGCACAGACAACTGGGTACAATCATCAGTTCCGTTGTACTGGTGCCCTTGGATCAACAAAAGAGTTTTGGTGACCTGTATGAAATTCGCAGCCAGCCCAATGAAATTTTTGCCAATGGCGCTGTCATTGACAACATTGATGTGATTGAAGCATTGACCAGTACCAATCTGCGGACTGCCCCAGGCAGCGGAGTAATTTAATGGCCCGCATAAGATCAGTCGATTTTCTTCCACAAATTTTTCAAACTCCAGTCAACAAACAGTTCCTGGCTGCCACTCTGGACCAAATGGTACAAGAGCCCAAGTTTAAAAAGACTCAAGGCTTCATTGGCCGCACAGTGGGTCCTGGAGTCAACCCCAATGACAAGTATGTGGTTGAACCAGACAAAAGCCGTCAGGACTATCAACTTGAGCCGGGGGTCATCAGTCTTGAGCCAGATACCGACAACATCAAAAATGTCATCACATATCCTGGTATAAATGATGCCATTGGGTTCCAAGGTGGTGATCAAACCAGACCCGATCAACTGTATAACAGTGAGTATTATACCTGGGATCCGTTTGTAGATTATGATTCATTTGTAAACTTCAGTCAATACTTCTGGG